CCTTTGCTCCTGGAGTTTTACGATTATTATAATGCAGAAAAACTTGTACGCATTCTTTGCCTTTGAATTTTTCTCTCCAATGTTCTAATTCACAACCAGAGTAAACTAGCATATCTCCTGGTTTTAGATCTATTCTAACACCTTTGGTGTTATCCGACACATATCCAACACCTGGTTTAATACCACCTTTTTTAGGATTTGGTTCTAGATATATAGGCCAATCATCACCACCAAGATTCATGGTGGTAGATATCTCACAACTAAATCTATCTTTATGTCTTTTTAATTCATCACCTTTTTTATATATTCTTGCGTAAGTATAAGCCGGATATAATTTTAAACCTGTTGCTTTTTCCATACCTGGTTGACATTTAAGCAATAAAGTTTCCATAGCCATATTTGCATATTGAGAATATGTATTTGGTATCTGTTCATTTTCTCCTTCATAGTATCCTATAATATTTTCAAATGGAGAAAAGTATCTAGCCTGTCTACAAGTATCATAAACTTGTTTTTGCATACAAAAATAATTTCTAATAAAAGCTGCTAAGTCTTTTGATATTGCTTGTTTAATAACTGTGTATTTATTTTTTTTAAAACTCATTAGAAATAATTAAAATTTATTAACATTCTGTTGTTACAGTTTGTAGAATTTGTTCCGTAGTGTTCTTCATTAGCATCAAACAAAACCATTCTATTAGCTTTACTCTCCACTTTATTTTTTCCTATCATAGTATAACCATCATTATCATTTAAATAATATATAGCTGCTTTACATTTAAAATCTTGATCTACATGATAAGCAGTTTCTACAATTTTTTCTGAAGGAGGGTTTAAATTAGCTTTAATTCTTACAATAGCCACTGGTTTTAATTTATCTAATATAGGTTTTATATGATCAAAAAAGTCAGAGTTAATATTATTGTCCATATAAAAATGGTGAGAAAATTGAGATCTAAATAAACTTTCTTCTATTATATTTCCTGAAGCGTCTCTATCTACTTTTTTGTTAATATAAAACCAGGGAAACTCGTTTGATTCCATTATTGTTTTTAAAATAAGGTGTTGGGTTAAATCTAAATAATCATCAATAATTTTATACATCTTTTGCCATCTCTTTTGGAATAGCTGTAATATTCCAATGTATAAATCTAAATGGTTCTTTGCCATGATCTACTGCATACTCGTGTTCTAAATAACCTGGAAATATAATTAATGTTCCTGGTTTAGGTCTTATGTGAAATTGTTCGTGACCAGGCCATACACCTTTTAAGTCTGGTTTCATTTTTAATTTTGTACATCTTGCACCAGTCTTTGGTTCGTGAAATACAGGATAAGAAGTTTTATCACTACATTTTAAAAAATAAAAACCTGATACGTGTTGATTCCAATGTATGTGTGCACTGTGATGACCACCACCTTTTTTAGCAAACTCTTGTACCCACAACTCACTAAACATAGTTGTGTATTGTGACATGTCATAACCTTGGTGATCTAAATATTCCCAAGACTTTTGACCAATGTAATTTCTAAAATCTAAAAAATCATTATCAGCTGTAAGCGGTGTTGAATGATATGATCTGCCAAAATCACCATTTTGTTTTATCCAATTTTTTTCTCTTTTACGAGCATCACTAATATATTTATTACTCGCTTTGTTTAACGATTTAACAAACTCAGGTTTTTCTTCACTCCATACTACAGTTGGAAAATAACTATTTATAAACATTATCTAAAAGGCCTCCCTAAATGCCATACCACAAGACTATATCTTGTGCCTGATGTTACCGGTTTAACTCTATGCCACACAAAACTAGGAAATACAATAATAGATCCTTTTGGTAATATCTCTTTACATTGTATTCTGTGTTTTGATTCATCTCGCATATGTGGATCGTAGTTTCTAAAATCAAATTCTAATTCACCACCCTGGTATTCTGAACCATCTGTCAACTGACAGGTCATGGATAATTTTCTAATCTTACCATGTTCAGGTGTATCGGGTTTATCATAAGGTTTTTCCCAACTATCACAATGCCAATCATAATATTGGTTTAATTTATATTTTGTAAACTGACAAGACTCACTTCTGTCCCAATCAAAATTCCAACCAGCCATTTCATTAGCTTCGTGAACATATGGATGTAATTCTTTATATATCCAAGTATCGTTTAGCCATACTAAATCTGATTTTCTTTTTCTTTGTAAATTTTTAACTTCTTCTTTATTTAATTCTTTATCACCATAGCCACCAGTCCTAGCCATAACTTCTTTTTGTGAGTTAGCATATTTAATAACATCATCACAAAATTTAGGTGTAAGCACACCACTAAAATACCAATAATAATTAGATATATTCATATGTTATAGTTTGCACAAAATTTAAACTATCCTTTTGATTATTAGTTATGTAATACATATTAGTTGATGGAAACATAATAAATTTGTTGTTAGTTAATGGTATATCCCAACTTCTACCTTTACGTCTATTGTCTTCATAATGTATTCTGACCATACAGTCTTTGACTTTTACACCATATAATAATGTGTAATCTGGTGAATTACGTAAATCTACAGGATCTATATTTAATAAAGGAATTGTTGTCTCTTGAGGCTTATACATATTTCCCCAAGTTTCTTTGTTAACTAAAGTAAACCCATAGTCTAAATTTACATGATCTCTCATATAAGTATTTAACATATCGAATGTACGTGAGAATGGAAAATCTTTGTTTTGAATTACTGATTGTAAAATATCGATTGATAATTTATCTCGGTCAATATCCCAACCTTTGGGCATTGCCACATCACCATAATATAGAGCTTGCTCTGTTAATACTTTCTTCTGCATACCACCACCATTTTTAATTTATGCTTTGCTGTCTGTCAAGTCCCAAGATTGATTAGCTTCATTCCAAACGTAGTGCCATCTGTGAGTATCAGCTGTATTTTGTGATTCTTGCTCTGCAGTTAATGCAGGAGCATCACCAATAGGTGATTTCCAAGTTGCAGTCGTAGTATCTTTTACCCAAGATGCATATGGTTTTCTAGGCCAAAAAATTTGATTATCTTCATCCCATTCATAACCTATACCTGCGTAGTTACCCCTTAAAGGTGTTCCGCCATCTGAATGTTGATTCCCTGATGTATTGTAAGATGTTTGAATCCACATTTGTGCAGGCCAGTTGTTGTGTGTTTCTAACCACTGTTGACCCACTGTTTCATCTTCAACACCATCAGCGTTTAACATTTTATCGTTATCCATAGTTAATACCTGGATAACTTTTCCGTTAGCTCCTAGTTTTGCAAAATGTGCCATAATGTTTCTCCTTATATATTAATTTTAATTACCGTTCAACTATTGAAATTTATACCTTATTATTACTATACCAGATCCACCTGCGCCACTAATTGTACCATCAGAGACTGGTCCTCCGCCACCGCCACCACCAGTGTTTACTGTTCCAGCAGTAGAATGACAACCTCCTGGTGAAGGTGCTCCTGCTCCACCACCGCCTGTTCCACCGCTTCCACCTGCAGTGCTTGTTCCTGCTGGTCCTGCTCCACCACCGCCACCACCACCTGCTCTTGCTGTTGGTGTTCCATCAATAGATGAAGTTGCTCCTGTTCCTCCGTTTTTATTAAAAGGTGAATCTTGTCCTTGACCTGCTTGTGTTGCTCCACCACCACCACCACCGATAGGATATGGTGAACCATTTTGTCCTTGAGCTGGACTTACAGGAGGTGTGTTTCCTGTTCCACCTGATCCACTACAAGTAGCTCCTCCACCAGAACCACCATTTGCACCACTTAAACCACCAGCTCCTCCACCACCGCCACCACCAGCTCCTGTGATTCCACCAAAACTTGAATTACTTCCAGACGCACCTTGACCTGATCCTATTCCTGGTGTTCCACCACCTCCAACTACAATTGGATAACCTTGTGCTGTAACTGTGACTCTATTTGCAGGTGTAGAGTATCCATTTAAAGGACTAGCTGTATAACTATCTACATCGGTATTTTTAACTTCTCTAAAACCACCAGCTCCACCACCTCCAGCTGCAGTAGTAGTAAAAGGTGCACCACCACCTCCAGCACCGCCACCACCTACGATTACATAAGAAACTATATTTTGTGTTGCATTAGTGGCTACAGAACTTACGGTAAATGTTCCTGGACCTGTAAATTTATGAATTTTAAAATCTCCTGAAGTTGATTCAGTTCCACCACTAGCTGATATAAATGATGCTCCAACTACATTGGATGTTGCATCATTAATATTTTTCCATCCTTCAGTATCGTCAACATAAAGAAAAGTTAATGATATACCCTCTGTAGCTATAATTGTATCTGAAGCTACTCCACCAATTTTTTGAGAACCATTTGGTGAAATTGTTAAATTGTTTGTTTGAAAACTATTAGTGTAATCTGCAAAAGCAACAATAGATCCTGCTGTGCCAGATGGTAAATTTGCAGTAACTGCTCCACTTGAAGTATCTACAAAAAATCCTTGACCGTTTACTGCTGTAAAAGTTGATGTTTTTGTAGTTGTTTGCCAATCTACAGTTCCTGTTCTACCAAAACCTGATGCAGTGCCAGAGTTTGTAATTGTTGCACCAGCAGGAATTGTAATAGTGTCACCACTATCTCCTAACTGAACTGTACCACAATTTGTTCTTGGACTAATTTTATTTACTTTTACTTCACTCATAATTTACCTATTGAAATTTATACCTTATTATTACTATACCAGAGCCACCTGCAGATCCACCATTAACACCACCTCCAGGGTGAGCGCCGCCACCTCCGCCACCGCCTCTGTTGGTTGTTCCAGCAGAAGATGCTGCCGCTGCACGACCGCCTCCGGTTCCACCAGTTCCGCAAGGAGATGTACCACAACCACTTGCATTTTCAAAACCTGCACCACCTCCACCACCAGCGTAAGCTAAAGGTGATCCTGTAATACTTGTTGTTGCACCAGTTCCGCCAGTTCCACCTACTGAACTTCCTGGTCCGGGAGATTGATTTGTTCCATTTCCTCCAGCTCCAGTAGCACCACCTCCACCACCAGATCTCATTGTACAACCACCAATGTGTTGTCCAGTTCCTCCAGGTTGTCCTTGAGCTGGACTTACTGGGGGACTATTTCCACTACCACCAGGATTTACACCAGTAGGAGCAGATCCTCCCGATCCACCTCCAGATCCTCCTGCTTGTCCAGTTGCCCCAACTGATGCTCCTGGAAAAGTACTTTGAAATTTTCCACCACCGCCACCACCTGCAGATGTTATTGTTGAAAAAACTGAATTACTTCCATTACCACCTAAATTTGCTGGTTTACAACCACCTGATCCACCAGCCCCAACTGTTATTGGAAAAGCTGCTGCCGTAACTGTAACTGCTGTTCCGCCTTCTATAGGTGAAGACGTATAAGAATCTACTGGACTTTTACTTTCTCTAAAACCTCCAGCACCACCACCGCCACCACCACAAGATCCGCCGCCAGCACCACCTGCTACAACAAGATGTGAAACTTCGTTATTTGCTGCAACACACGCAATTTTAGTAACTGTAAAAGTTCCTGGTCCTGTAAATGTATGAATTTTGTAATCACCTGAACAAGTTACTGTTCCACCAGTTGCTTCTATAAAAGGATTTATTCCTGTTTCAGTATCTTCTGCATTTTGCACATTGATCCATCCTTCAGTGTCATCTACGTAAACTAAAGTTAAAGCTTGACCATTTACATCTAAATCTACAGTCTCTGCCTCTCCACCAATTTTTTGAGATCCATTTGGTGATATTGTTAAATTATTTGTGTTAAAAGTTCTTGTGTAATCTGCGACTGCAACGATAGCTCCAGCAGTTCCTGCAGGTAAATTCATTGTAAAAGCAGAAGAAGATGTATCTGCAAAATATCCCTCTCCACTCGCTGCTGTAAATGTGCCTGTTTTAATAGATCCTGTTTGCCAATCTACTGATCCTGATCTACCAAAGCCTGACTGACTTGCTCCACTAGCTAATGATACTGTGTCTCCACTTGCACCAATTGTAATTGTTGTGCCAGATTGATTTACAATGTTACCACCATCAGATGCTTGTAATGCATTTGATTTTACAATATTACCTGCAACGGCAACTGTATCACCAGCTGCACCAACTGTAATTACATCACCACTTTCGTTGATAATGTTATTATCATTTTGGTCTGATATGTTATCTACTTTTATTTTACTTGTCATAATTATTGAAACCTATATCTTATTATTACTATACCTGAACCTCCATTTGCACCACTAGTTCCTGGATCAGAGCCGCCACCACCACCGCCGCCACCGCCACGATTAGTTGTCCCTGCAACAGCGTTTGAAGAGTCTTCATCTGCACCGTCTCCTCCTCCACCAGTTCCTCCAGGTGCACCAGATGCTCCTGAACCATTTGAAGATCCACCACTTCCACCTCCACCAGCATATGCCACTGGACTTCCTGAAATATTTGTTGTTGCTCCTGCACCACCTGGACCTGCTGTATTAGGACCTGGAGATGGACTACCTGCTACTGTAGCACCGCCTCCTCCACCAGCTGCATTACCTGTGGCAGTTCCTCCATTTGTACCTTGTGAAGGACTTACTGAAGGAGTGTTTCCTGTTCCTCCAGGATTACCACCGACACCACCACCACCTGATCCTCCAGATGCTCCGGCTTGAGGGGTTGGACTTGATCTATTAGCTGCACCACCACCACCTGTTGAAGTTATGGTTGTTGTGCCTGCAAAAATTGAATTACTTCCACTACCATTTGCAGCCGGACTACCTGTGCTTGCAGGAGCTGGAAAAGGTGCTTTTGATCCTCCGGCACCCACTGTCACTGGAAAAGGAGAGGCAGTTAATGTTATGGCTGATCCTCCTTTTAAAGGAGATGTTGAATAACAACCAGAAACTGCTCCAGGAGATTCTCTATAACCCCCTGCTCCACCACCGCCTCCAGCGTTTCCTGAATCAGTCGCTCCTCTACCACCAGCACCACCTCCAGCTACCACTAAATAATCAACTGAATTTGCACCTGCAGCGTTACCTGCACAAGATACGCAAAACGTACCAGGGCTCC